CGTCGTTTGGCGTGTCTGCGATATTCCGCTTTCTACTCTTCCTACAGGGTTTCCATAACTGGACGCTCAACCCTTTCCATATGATGGGAGTTGCTGGTATACTGGGTGGAGCACTGTTGTCAGCAATCCACGGTGTCACAGTAGAGAATACATTGTATGAAGATGGTGAACAGGCAAACACATTCAAAGCCTTTGACTCTACACAAGAGGAAGAGACTTACTCTATGGTTACAGCCAACAGATTCTGGTCTCAAATTTTTGGTATTGCTTTCAGTAATAAACGCTGGCTTCATTTCTTTATGTTATTTGTTCCAGTTATGGGGCTCTGGACTAGTAGTATTGGGATTATTGGTCTTGCTCTTAATCTTCGTGCTTACGACTTTGTGAGTCAGGAGATTCGTGCAGCAGAAGATCCAGAGTTTGAGACGTTCTATACTAAGAACATTCTCCTTAATGAAGGACTACGTGCTTGGTTGGCACCAGTTGATCAACCACATGAGAGTTTCATCTTCCCAGAAGAGGTACTACCAAGAGGTAATGCATTGTGATTCAATCTCTAGGTTTCTTATTACTTCGTTTATCAATAGGCATCATGCTTATCCATCATGGATATGAGAAACTAGATAGCATTGAAAACTTTGCTGATGCTTTTGTGAGACCACTTCACATCCCCTTCCCAATAACAATGTCATACTTGGCAGCTTTCTCTGAGATCTTTGGAAGTTGGTTACTTATCTTTGGTCTGGGCACAAGACTGGGTGCTTTAGCAATCCTAGGCACTGTTTCTTTTGGAATTTATCATGCTATTGTGACATCAGGATTCAATATCTATCTTCTTGAGTTACTTGTACTGTATTGGGGAGGATGTGCTTGTATTATTCTAAATGGTGGGGGAAATTTCTCACTAGATCACCTCATAAAACGGAGACTCACTAATGATTAAAGCACTATTCAGTTTTATATTTGCTGCGGTGATGTGGGTACAAGTCCCACAGTGGAGCGATGACTGGAGTAAGTGCGCTGTTGATGTACCAGACACAGCATGTCATTGGTACATCACAGCACCAGATAGCACTATGGGTGAAGGATTTAGTTGGGCGAATGCCCCTTGGTTCAGTGCTGAAGGTCTTCTTGATATTGGAGAGCTTCACAACACACTTCAGTCTCTTCAAGGAGCATAATGAATAACTTTGAAGTCTTTCTTTATTTCACATGCTTCTCCTTGATTGGTGGTGCTGCGTTTGCAATGATGTGGAGTAACATTCAATCTATTAATATAGAGATGAGGAATCCTCCCAAACCAAAGCATCCAGAAGCACCTGAACCAGGAGAAGAAGTGATGTATATAGATCTCTCTAGAGAAAAATTAGAGAAACTATATGATAAAGAATAGAGGATGTTGTGGTGCTGGATGTCCAGATTGCCCATTCAGACCACCTAGACAAAACAAGTAATCTATGATATATTAAGGGTCTATGGACCCTTTTTTAATGAACACAATTATTAATTATGTGACTGGGTTTTGGTCTGTTGTTGTTATGAATTGTATTCAACCAGTCAACTGGCAGCATTGTTTGCCAGTGCATGAATGGTTGTTACCTGATTTAATTCAGGGAGTGCAGATATATCTTGACAAAAAACATGACTTATTGTATAAATCAGAGAGGGATTACCTTAAATCAATCAAATGAAAATTTTCCTGGATACAGCAGATACAGATACTATTAAAAAATATTTTGAGACTGGACTTATTGATGGAGTCACTACCAATCCTTCTTTGATTATGAAATCAGGTAGAAATCCAGAAAATGTCTATCAAGAAATCAAAGATATTGGTGTGCCTGACATTAGCATGGAGGTCATGGGTGATGCTAATGAAATGTATAATGAAGGTCTCAGACTTGTTGACAAGTTTGGTAGTGTTGCTACAATCAAAGTCCCTTGCACAAGGGAAGGTTTAAAGACCTGTAAGGCTCTTACAGAAGAAAAAATTAGGACTAATGTCACATTGATCTTCTGTGCCTCTCAGGCAGTCCTTGCTGCTAAAGCAGGGGCAACATATGTTAGTCCTTTTGTAGGCAGATTGGATGACCAGTCAATTGCAGGTCTAGAGGTTGTTAGAAGCATCTCTGAACTGTATCGTATCCATGGCATGAATACTAAGGTGCTCTCTGCTTCCATTAGAAGCGTGCAACGTGCCATAAGGTCATGGTATAATGGTGCTGAGATCTGCACCATGCCACCCAAGGTCTTTGATCAGATGTATGACCATATCTTGACTGATAAAGGTATGGAAATTTTTGAGAAAGATTGGAATGATGTGGTAAAGTCAAACTTTGTCCCAGTTAGTAACACCCTATGAGTAAAATTGTAAACAACAAAGTCAATAATATTATGGAGACCCTTGGTTGGGAGAATGAAGATGATGTTGTAGTTGAGGTTGGTGGTACTATTGTATCTGGCATTCATCAAGGTGAGGACTACAATAAAAAGTGGGCTACACCTTATGGTGTTCGTAAGTATAACAAAGATGCTTTCATCATTATTAGTAATCAATCACGTAGGGACTTAACTAAATCTCAACCTATGGATAGAGAACATAAACCACATCATGGTTGATCATATAGTCATAAAAGAAAAAAAAGAAGTTTGGTTTAAGGGAGACTATCCTACCTGTATGGCTTATTCACAAATTGTTGACAAAAAATACCCAGGATATAAAACTTGTATATGTTCCTGGGATGATTTTTATAAATTAAAAAAAGACCCATTGTATAGGAGCACATTTAATGTTTGATACATATAAGATTTTTTCTAAAACTGGATGCCCTTATTGCACAAAAGTTATTCAGGTGTTACAGTTAGCAGAACTTCCATTTATTGAATATAAACTTGGTAGAGATTTTACTAGAGCAGAGTTTTATGAAGAATTTGGACCAGGTTCTACTTTCCCAAGAGTTAAGTTAGAAGAAGAATTGATTGGTGGATGTACTGAAACAGTTAAATATCTGAAAGAAAACGATCTGGTTTAATGGACAAAGGTTGGGAACTCTATCAAATGTATGATGTTGTTGAACACACTATTGAATATGCTTTCAAAGGCAAGTTTATGCTCAATATGTATGAATACTTAAAAAGTATTAAAGCAACAAAGAGAGATGTAGAAGAGTTTATTAATTCACCTTGTGCATTAGAAATCAATACTCTTATCCTTGATCTTGAAGATTATATGGAGGGTGGTAATGATTCTCTACATAAACAACTCAGAGAAGCTTATGGTCATCTTGGTAAACCAGAAGCACGTAAGATAAGAAATTATTTGTATGAGATTTTACAGGACGCTTGGAAGTATGAGCAAGAAAAAAAACCAGGAAGAAAAAGGAAAAGACCCTCTAAATAAAACTACAAGTGATCAAATCCATATAAATCGTGGAGTTGAGTTACTACTAAGAAAGAGGAGGAAGAAACCAGTTCCAAAGACTTTTCAAGTAAAGTTTGGAAAATTTGTCTCCTTCTTCTCAAGAGAGGTGGAGTTATATTTCAACTTCTACTTGGACTTTAGAAAAAAGGATTCAGGAGATTAGTAAAATGTTAGCAGTAACTCTCACCCTTTCATCAATTATTTCTATTCTTTTCTTATGTGTTGGTGGTATAATTGGATATCTTCTTAAGGAATATGTCTATGAAAGAAATTCAACTTATATTCCAACTCATCCAGAAATGTTTGATGAAAATGGACAAATCATAGCAGATGACATTCTTGCTGTGAGATTTGAAAATCCAGAGGACTTCTCTGAGACTGAATAAATAACCACACTGACTTGATTAAACATGGCAACAACTACAAAACTTCCACCTAATCCATTTTTACATGAGATTCTTTCTCTAGTATGTAAGCAAAGATCCAAAGTTAAAAAGATTGAAATTCTTAAGCAATATGAATGTGATGCTCTGAAGTCTGTATTGATTTGGAACTTTGATGAAACTGCAATAAGCATAATGCCTGATGGAGAAGTTCCTTATAAAAAGAATGAGGCACCTTTGGGTACTGATCATACTTCTCTTAGAAAAGAGTGGAAGAATTTATATCACTTTGTTAAAGGAGGAAATGACTCTCTGTCATCCCTACGTAGAGAGTCAATGTTCATTCAATTGCTAGAGGGATTGCATCCTGATGAAGCAGAAATCGTCTGTCTTGTCAAAGATGGAAATCTTGAGACAAAGTATAAACTAAAGAAAGAAGTTGTGCAGGAAGCATACACAGATATTAAGTGGGGAGATAGGATTTAATGGTAGGATCTGTGGTTGTTTTACATGAGGATTGTGATCCAGAAAAGGCAAATGACAGAACTTTGCCTTACACTTCTTACCTTGTGAAGTATCT